ACCAAGTTCAGCAAACATCTTCTGACTGGGCGTTGGATCTTTCTGCCCAGCCTCAACGCGCTTGGCGTGATCGTTCAGCAGCGTTTCCTTGACCTGATCGGTTACAACCTCTTCGCCGGGAGCCAAACCCTCGATAGGCGGCAAAGCCACCGGACCCTGCTCGCCAAGCGGAACCGGCTTCGGGGCGGGGGCAGGTTCAACCCCTAAAGGTGTAGCGTCTGGGCTACGACCTGCCCGCTTGTCCAACGCTATGCGCGCGCCCGTAGTAAGCACCGGCAAGAAACCGCCAAGAAGACCACCCACTACACCTACCTCGACCAGCGCGTCTATGGCATCAAACATAGTGCGTTCTTTGATGTACGCTTGTCGCAGAGTCTCGTCGGGAATTTCTTGAACGATCTCCGTCGCCGCTTCACGAAGAGAACTGGCAGGCGATTGGCGGGCAAGGCGCTTGAATATTTCACGGTACAGCACGCCACCCGTAGCCTTGTCTGTCCGCTTGAGTATCTTCAAGGCAGGCATGACAGCGCTCACCGGTTCGGATACGCCACCCACAATACCCGACGCCCAAGCGTAGATTAACGCATCCTCTTCGCTGGCACCCAACGATCGAGCAGAATTATAGGTGTTCGAGAATTGAACTGTAAGACCAAAAGCGGCAATACCCGCTACACCACCAGCCCCAGCAACCAACGCCACGCCGATGCTGCCGAAACCTTCGCTAAGTGATCGCGTCCACGAATCTTCAAAACCTGGTGTGACCGGCAATGCTTCGTGGATCGCCCCTATTGCGGCGCTGTGCATACCTTGCGCCCACTCAACGACATCGTTATCTATGCCAATGAGATCGGCGGTAGACGCCAGCGTTTCAACAGTACCCGCCAGGGCCGCTATCGTAGTGTTCGCCACACCACGACTTGTTCCAACAATAACTTCGCCGGGGTATGTGTACCAACTCAACCCGGAGGCTTCGAGGACTTGTGCGCGCAGTTCGTCGTCGGTCTGTATCTTGGCACTGCCGGTAGCGTCCGGCCTGCCCAGAAACCCCTGCGTGGTGGCCCCGCCCAACTTAGACCTTTTCGCCGCATAGGCTTCCGCCTTAGGTATGCTATCAAACGAAGGGAATCGAAGCCCGGAATCGATAGCCCACTTCGTAGCCTCAGAAACAGAAAAAGACTTGCCTTCGATAAGAGTAGGTATCAGGGTCTCCCGGCCGTTGTTCAGACGTGGATCACTAACCGACGTAGTAAGCTCTGACGACAGGCTACCGTCAGCATTCTTGACCTCAAGAATCTTCGGCAACTTTTCGTAGTTGGCAATAGATTCGCCACTTTCCCACCAATCTCGAACGCTGATGAAATCGAGTTCCTTACGCTTCTCGGGAATTTCGACCGTGGTGCCACCAACAGTGAATTGCTTTAAGGGGCGATCCTCTGTCACGGATTCCCAAAACTCTTCGGTGCTGGTAATCTTGAGGTTATTCCAGAATTCACGGACATCACCCACCGCTAGAACCCTCGTCTATGTGCGTCCGCGAGAGCAGCCCCAACCTTCTCGGCAAGTTTCTTGACTTCTTCCGGCCACGCCCTCAACTCGTTGCCGTATATCTCTATCATGCCCTCAAGCCAAGCATCAGCCGCCTCATCGTCCGGCTTGTTCTCAAATTCAGCATTCGCAATAAGTACGTCGGCATCGGCAACCAGTTTGCGCGACAACTCACGCCTGACGTCGTTCTCTCGCAGTAGCATTTCGCGGGCAATATCGTTGCCAGAAGGCCGCTTGTCGTCGTTAACGGTCAAATCATTCCTAACCTCCGCTACCCGTGTGCGCACCGCCTCGCGGCGCTTCGATTCGTCTGCCCCCTTGGTGATAACTTTCGTAACCGGCTTGCCGTTCTGGTCCGCCTCAATGGATACCAGCGAACCATCTTTGGTTCTCACGAACTGAATACTGGAAGGCGTCACGTTGAAGCTCTCGCCAGTAGATAACGTAACTGGAATTACGTCGGGCGCTTCGGAACGCTTGGTTGGCGCAACATATTGCTCGAAACCGCCGTCAACCCCAACGATCATTGCACCGCCATTTTGCAACGGATTCACGCCTGGAACAGCGCTCGTCCATTCGCCTTCCGGCCCTCTGATTCGCAACTTCGGCTTTTTGGGTCGTAGACCCGGACGAATCGACTGGTACTCTCGGGCCAAGGCCTGACGCGCCGGTTCTACAGCTCCCCGGTTCGCGTTTCGCCACTCGAAATTATCAATCGTAGCCGTCCGTATTTTGTCAAGTCGTATCCACTCGGCGTTCTGTTGTGGACCCCAATGCTCTTCCATGCCCGGTGGAGCACGCGAACCGGATGGGCTTGGCGGACCCGCCTCCGGGCTACCCGGCGCGCCGACGCCCGGCGGCATGGCCCCCGGACCAAAGGCAAACGCCCCACCGACCCTGGAGGGCGACAAATAATCGCCGATATGCTCACCGGCCTGCGGGCCACCGGCCACCGCTTCTTGGACGGCGGCCTTCATGCTCGCATCGGCCTGCTGGTAGGGAACGCCAAAACTCTTGATCGACCAGGCGTCCAACTGCCGCTGCTGTGTGGCGGTCGCCCTACCGGCGTCACGCCGAAGCATGAAGGCCCGGTTGGCGGCCATTTCGTCGCGGCGTTGCACAACGCCAACGACATTTCCTGCCGCCTGAACCAACGGACCCGCGTCACCGGTAGCCGAGAATTCACCGATGCCCGCACCGACTTGCGTACCCAAAGCCAGGCCGCCCCGGGGGCCGTAAAAGCCGCCCCGGTCGTTGCCGACGAAGCCCCCGCCGCCGGTGCCGCCGCAAAACCGGCCACTCCGCCCACCAACGCACTTGCCGCAATGGCCGTAGTGCGCTTCTGCTTCGCCTCACGCTCCAGACGCTTCTGATGGGCCTCGAACTCCGCTTGCTGCACGCCGTACAGGTAGCGCATGAAACCGCTACCAAGGGCGTTCCAATCAGCACCGCGACTATAGAGACGAATGGTCATTGACTAAACCCCGGGGCACCGCCTTCAATGCCAATAAGCGCAGCTTCCGCAGCGTGAGCGAACCCCTGGTTGGGCAGTGGGGCTTCAGGCCGCGTTTCCCTGAGCCAATCCATTCTGCCGTAGAAATCATCGCTGTAGATGTCCTCAAGCCTATCGCCCCGACCGCCCAGCCAATCGGCATACGCTTGACCGCCGCCCAATCTAAGATTGTAAACATTCTGAAGGGCACCAAACTCAAGATTGGAAATATTCTGATCGAATCCGGCACCCAGTTCCGCAGCCTTGGCGCCGAACGCCAGATGTTCGCCAGTCAGTCCCGACAAAGCCTGGGACTTAATCAGCGCCGTCTCTTCACGAGACCTTGCCAGTGCGTCCGACTCGCCAACCGCAAAGCCCGCACCAATCGACGCCCCAACGCCGGACCCAGACAACCCTTGGGCGGTCAGGTCGGTCAACGCCTTACCCTTAGCCTGTCCGAACGTCTTGGCGATGTCGATAATGGCCTGATCGCCCTGCCCCTCGATGAGTCCCATGACGCTGGCGATACGCTCTAAATGCCCGGCGTCAATTTTGGCCATTTCAGCATCAAAGGTCGCACGATTCGCCTCAGCACCACCAATAATCTCAGCGTAATCCGCCTTTGCCTGGTCGGGCATTTCATTCCAAAGCTCATCCAGTATTGCACCCTCCCGGTTGGCGGGATTGTCAGGATCATCGAAACGTTTGATCGCATTGATTAAACGCTCATCTAGACGGTCAGCAACGTCACGGCCCCATTCCTTCTCGTCTTCTATGAACTGGGCTTGATCCGCTTCGCCAAACCACTGTTCGGCAAGACCAAGCGCTACGCCAATGAACGCCACAACCGCTAGGGATGGGTTCAGAAGAAACTGAAGCAAAGCCATAACTCACTCCTTCAACACGACCGCCATATCGCCTCACGCAACTCGGAAATCTCTAACGCCTGGGCACGCAACAACGCCAGCCGACCTGTATCCGCCTGCCACGGAGGCACTCCGTGGGCTATCAATGCCTGCTCGCCGATCTCTCGCAGATACCAGCTATACGTCTCCAAGCGGTATTCCCGGATGGTCTGGACATCAGTTGTCGGCTGGTTCGTCATGCCGAGGGCCAGGTCGTGACTGTGTAAATCAAAACGCCATTAAGATATGTCCACACAACACCATCTCGACATATCCGTACAGAGCGCATCCAATTACCGTTTTTCTTTTCCCAGCCCCGGGTCACAGAGTGTGCCCGGGTGGAAACATTAAGGTTCTTCGTCATCCAACAGCGCCTCCCAATCACCGCCGTCTTTCAAGACCGATAAAATCTTCTGACGACGTTCGGCGTCCTGTATCCCAAAGTCGTCCCTTAAGCGGATATTGGCACACCATTCGTCCAACGCCCCACGACCAAGCTCGATGATGTAGTCAAGCGTCAAGGTTGCGTTCATATCGTCGTCCAAGTGTCAAACCCTGTCCACGCCCATTATCTGCACAGAATGCGTCCACTCGCCGTTTTCCCGCTTCCAGCCCCAGCACTCGTTCAGGTCGCTCGCGTCACGTTCGTCCGTCCAGGCAGAGGGCAATCCCTTCGGCTTTACCCATTCTACCAGCTTGACCAGCGGCAGGACAGCGAGGGCCAACAAAAGGCCGAAAAAGCTACGACGTCCCAACATGAGTCAACTCCTGTCTGGTCGGACCCAGCTGACGACGATTGGTACGGCACACCCCGCACCGCGTATGCCCGCAATCTATGGGGTCCATCTTCCTGAAACGGCCCGGTTCCCGGTCCCATCCGTCCAGATCACGCACCATCCGCACCCGCTTCTTCACAACCTTCGCCGTCCGAAAACGACGTTCAGCGCGTCCTAGCATCGAAATCTCTCAAGAGGCGACCTATATGCGTTGCGAAAAAGCACCTCGAATACGTTGCTGGGCCGCAATAAATTCGTGAACTAGGCGCAGAACTCGCCTTCGCCACTTCCGCTTCGCCTTACGGTCTCGACGTTCAGCACGCCCCAGCATCGGAATCCCCTTTAAGGGCAGGCAAGTTGCCGGAGAAAAAATGGTCGAAAAACCTGTACGGACGCAACTGCGCCCTCATTCGTTCCGGGTAGCCAGGCCTAAGCCAGCTAGGCAGATACTTCTCGTTCGCCGGGTCGTTGATCCACTTGTCCACCCCGACCCTATCCATTTCCCGCAGTAATTCGTCACGAGTCGGCATCGGAATCCTCCAAAACCACCTTACACACCTCCCTACCTGCCCGGCGCTCCTTACGATGAGTCTGAACCTTCGTCCAACGACCAGGGGTCTCACCGTGACAGTATAACCGAGACGCCCAATACTCGTAGCCCGGCCCCTTCGTGTTGTGATTAGTTCGGCTCATCGCTTGAACAGCCTCCTCATAAGTCCCGCCTCTTTGGCGAAATGACGAATCGACGCATCGAGCATCGCATCGTGCTCAACCTGCCACAATGCCAGCATCGCAGCCCGGCGATGAGCGCATGTATCGAGCGGCATGTCACAAACAGCCTCGTAGGCCCTACGCTGCAAAGGGGTTCGAGTCATCGTCGTCCTCTTCGTAGACATCCCTCAGTGGAGTAAAGCCCATACCCTTATAGGCCTCTGCCAACCTGCGAGCCAAAATACGCTGCCCGTCTCGTTCCATCGCATCGTCTTCCCGCTCCACAATCGCACGCAACCCCTCATATTCTAAACGCTCGTCCGCCGTCAGACCGCGAGAATCGCGGATATCCAGCAAGTCGTGCCAACGGTCCCAAGTGCGCTGCTCATCTGCATCGTCCGTCTCACCGTGCCACATCCCAGGGTAGATATTGTTTACAGCATCCCGTCGCCGGAGACGTCTATCGGCATCCAGTGCGTCCTGACCGCAATTCGGCAAATCTCTGTCCGTCGTCATATCCTTCCCTCATGCCACCGGCTGCCAAACGTATCGCGCTTGTACAAAATACCGTCCACTACGTAAGTCTCAAACAGGCCGTTCTTCTTGTCTTTCCACCAATGCCGTCCCGGATGCTGACCGTGCCATCGGATAAATCCCCTGGCTGGCGGAAGCCCTACTGCAGTGAGGTCTCCTGCCTCATGCCAAACGCCCTCAGCCACGTTCATATCCCGGCCCTCAAATCAACCCCCACACCCGCAAGAGCAGAACAATCAACACACCGCGCCTGATCGTTCTCGTCACGATCCACCATCTCGTACGTCTCGAAAACCCGCCCGCACTCAATGCAAACGAGAACCGGCAGATAACCTGCACCAGCACACCAAGAACACCGGTTACGCCCCTCTCGGTCAAACGGCAGAAAACACTTCCTCGGACATGGCTTCCACTCAGCGTCCGGGTCCGTCCTCGTAGGCCCCTCAGGCCACACAGTACGCATTACACCGACCTCCTCCACAGCATCAAACATCGCCGAACAACCGATGTCAAGAATGGTCTTTTGAGAATACGATCGTCTTGGTGCGAGAATCCCAATCGTAGCTCACAACATGCCCTCGCACATTTATGGCTTCTCCGATTTCCGGGCCACCGTTGTTGATGAAATATAGCCAAAAGGCCTTCAGGCTGTCCACGTCCGGGAATTCCAACGTCACTACGTGCTTATTCATAAAAGTCCTCCAAGAACAGTAAAAACCTCAGCGAGGGACGAGATGAGCAAAGGTCGCTCGGGGAGGGGTTATACGTTACCCGACGCGCCGCTACCGACCGTCTCTCGGTTCCGATTCTGGACGCTTTAGGGTCCCATAACGAGCGCAACAGCAACAAATCGGCCTTTACAGCCTCTAAACGCGCTATTGAATGTAACATAACAACTATTATCGGACGTTGAAGGCCCTCGCGCGGCCTGGTGAGGCAGGTTGACGCAAGCGATCGTTGTGCGTTCCTTACACACTCTACACATCTCTGAAATTGCTACCTCAGAAGTAGCAAAATGCTACCCGAAAGGTGGCGCTGCTCGATGTGCTGTTTGTGCTGCGCTGATAGGGTGTGCGTGCTGTTGGAAACTGAAATCTCCGGACCGCCATCCCAATGGTAGCAACGAGAATTTCTTTGTCAAGGCCTGTTAAGTCTTTACCTGGCAAGGGGTTACGTCAATTCGTGCTTAAAACGTAGGTCGAGATTATGCCTTTTTTCTCTTTCGCAAGCGATAGACGCCATTTCTATCCTTCACTGTCCACCATTGCGGTAGTTCGGTCGCGTCGTTAGCGGCGATGCGTCGGGCCTTGCTGACGGCCTTGCGCTTATCCCTGCGCTCGTGCTCTTCGGCTGTCATCATGTTGGGCGTCCAAAAGACCGCATCGTCAATTGGATTGCCCTGACTGTCGTGTGGCGCTTGTCGGTCCATGCCGTCATTCTAGGCAATCCACCCGCCCGCACAATCCGACATTTATTTATCGTCCTAAGTGCTTGCTGCATAAAGACTTACGTTCATTCTCACACGATTATCTCACAAGTTACTTGACAGCTGGCGAATGTGTTGTATACTTCATGCGTCGACGTTGGGATCGGCAATACGCTGTTGGGAGCGAATCATGGGAACCTTGACCGAAGCTATCCGATCGTTCGATATGGACGCTGCAAACACGCGCCTAAAGGCTGACAAGACCGCAGCGGATGCTGCTGAAGCGCTTGACCTGATTCAATTCGCTGCTAGTAGCACGTTGAACTATGACGGCGAAGCGCCGACGTACAACGCGATGAGAATGACGCTAGAGGATATTCTGCGCGTCATCCGCGAACCGAAAGCTTTTTATTGCCCACAAGGGTACGGCGAGTGTGAGGCGGCCAACGGATGTTGCTATCCGGGCCGATGCTCACAAGGTACGGCGTCCTAGCGTCCCCAGCGCAGCGCCCTGCGGGGCGTTGCCCTAGCGGCACTAGAGACCGCACCTTACTTTGGAAGGGTAGAAAAATGAGACTGATAATCACGATCAAGATGGACAACGCAGCTTTCAGCCCGTGCCCCAACCCCGAAGTAGCTCGCATTCTAGCCGACGTTACAAAGCACAGCTTCCCCGATCCGGGTAAACCGTGGCCCTTGCGTGACGTGAACGGAAACACTGTTGGCACGATCGAAGTCGCCAACCGAGAGACGGTGCAAGCGTGAGCGATAAACCTACCGTGGCCTGCCCCGTCTGCGACTCACTGCACCCGGAATACGTCGGCGATATGGGGGACCATACCCTCCTACGCTGCACGCGCCCCGATTGCGGACACTCGTATCAGATTGACCTGGACTGGGGCGAAGTGTGCCGGCAGCTCCAGAACGACATTGACCAGCTCGCCCCGGTGCTGCGCATCGGGCAAGGCGACAATAGAAAGGATTGGCCATGAAATCAGACATAGCAACCCAAGACGTTCTTGAAGGGCAATGCAAAATGTTGGCCCACTCTTGGCATGAAGCCGGGCGCGCCACGTTTGAGGCCGCTTACGACAACCTCGACTATGACTCTGTTATGTACAAGAAAAAGGTTGTCCCGAGACGGAAGTATATCAATATCGACGAAGGAATCGGCGGGGCGTTCATGGTCGAACGCGCGACGGGCAACGTGTTTTGTATCAAAGCCTATGGCGTCGTTAACCGTGCGAAACTGGTCGGGCATATTGACAAAATTGACGGCAACACGCTACGCGGAAAGCAGTTTTGGAGATTCCGATAATGCTAACCGGCATCGGCGAATTCATCATCGAAGGCGGCTGGCTGACTTTGTAGAAAGGAGTAAGTAGTGAAAGTGTACATCACAAAATGGGCCTTGACGCAGGGGATTCTGGAAGAAGAAGCAAACGGGACCTCTGTTAAAGGGATGGTCCGAGTAGGCAAGCCGCACCAAACCCGGTACTACCATCGGGGGGAGTATCACGAAACCCGAGCACAAGCTGTTAGTAAGGCATGCAATGTGCGAGACCGCAAGATCGAGGACGTGAAGAAACAACTTGCCAAGCTGACTGCCTTGACTTTCGAGGAGTAGGTCCGGGCTGGCGTGCTGGAGGATAGGACTGTGAGCGAACACATGGACTTTACCGCCGATTATGAAATCCGAATATCGACTACGGCCTACGTGAAGGCGGAGCGATTCGGCGAAGCGATCGACAAAGCGATGGATATCGTCAACGATTCCGACGGTCACGAAAAAACGTGGAGCTATGAAATCGTGCAGGATAACACCGACCTCCGCGCCCAGCATAACGAACTACTGGCGACGTGCAGCGAAGCATTGCGAGAACTCAACGGCGTCAAGCCACCCGAAGCCGAATCGGATGCAGTCCGGCTCTTCAGGGCACGCGAGAGGTTGCGCAACGCAATCGCGGAGAAAACAAGTGAACAACCCCCTGCCGGAACTGACTAAGGCCGTTGAGCCGTTCGGCCTGAAGATCGACACTTGGGGCGCGGGCGTGACCCGCTACCGATTCTACGGCACAGGCCTTGACCGCGGGTTCACCGCAATAGGTGAGCGTGAGGCACGGGTATACGTCAAGGGATTGCAGCGTGGGGCAAGAGGGAGAAACCCAAATGAATAAGAGCAGAATTACTGAAGTAGTTGGACAATTCACGCGCATCGTGCAGTTCAGTCCAGCCTGGGATAAACGCCACGCCGATCCGGATAAGAATTATGGCGTAAACGGCGTTGAACTTAGGGTGTACCTGCAAGGACCGTTGGGCACAATTCAATTTGTGCTAAGCACGAACTGGATGCTTGCCGCAGTACAAACCGAAACGGATGCCAAGCGACTGGACGAAAGATTTCCCTATCTTCTCCATAAGCCCCAGCCAACGGACATCGGCTACCACAGCCCGAAGCCAACATACGAAGGGCACAAACCGTTGGAAGGGAAGTGCGAGTTTGCTGGCGGGGGGCCGTGCTACTACGACGGATCATCTTTACAAGCAGAAGAAGTGTTCGAGATATTCTGTCGTGATGGTTTGGACGGCTTGTGGGCAGAAATGGAAGAGTGGTATTCGGCAAGATTCCTGAACGCCGAATGAGAGACAACCTCGCCGGGGCCAAAACTTGCGGCTCGTTGCCGTACTGCCCGGCGGGGTCTTGATATTGGTGGCCGGGCGCACCCTCCCCGGATGCGTCTTTGCCCGTCGTCCCAACGGCGGGCGGCCACCCTTTTTGCCTGGAGGCAAACATGGCGAGCAGGATACAAGCAGCGCTAGATAGCTTGGACGCTAAAGACCGAAGAATCATCGAACTACGTTACGGCATCGGCAAAGAACCTGCGCTAACGCTAGAAGAATGCGGCAAGGTTCTTGCCCTTTCGCGGGATCGTATCCGCCAACTAGAAGCCAGGGGCGTCAGAAAACTCGAAGAAGCAACCCACATCTCTTGGCTAGGCGACATGGCGGCGGGAACATCGGTAGAATGCAGCACCATTACCACTCAGACCCTACTAACCGATACAGATTTCTCCTTCCGAACACGAAACGCCTTGCAACAAGGCGATATGCAAACTGTAGGCGATGTGGTTAAGAGAAGCCGTAAGAATTTGCTTACAATGAGAAATCTCGGCGAAGTCGCTGCCAATGAAATAGACCGCAAATTAGCTGCATGGGGCCTAAGACCATCAACAATTTATCCTGGCCCGTCTTCGCAAACCTCCGCATCCGCCAAGCAAGAAATTGTCATTCGGTTACAAATAACAGTTGAAATGGCGGGGCAAGAGTGATTCACGGGGCGGCGTCGGATACAGGGATGTACGGGCAAACGGCGTCGCCCCTATATTGAAACAGCCCGTGACCGCAAGCACTCCCGCACAAGCGGCCACGGGCCTCCGGGAAAGGAAGTCCAGGCTCTTCGTTCGGTCCCTGTCGCCGTACTTCCTATTCGCTCCTTATCAGCTTGTCGGCCTTGTGGGTGATCGCTACGCCCGTCCAGCCGCCAATCAGGATCGCCAGCCATTCAACCTGGCTCCACTCCACCAAGCCGAAGCTCAGGGCCATACCGAGCACTCCCGCTGCGATCCAACCGATGTACGTTTTCTTGCCGTTCAGTATCTTCAACATCGCCAATCTCCAGTACGGGCTGCTCCTGTTGCCCGCGATAGTAGGTGCCGCCAACGTGCAAATGTAAGGTGCAACCGCCGCTACACATTGCAACGAATGCGCCAATAATCGCCAGAACGACCAGAATCGCTATCTTTTCCCCCCTGTCCAGACGTAACGTCTCATACCTGGAGGAATCTTTGACGAACGGCATTTTTTCTGCCTCCACGAATGCCCGCACGCCTGGCAGCACCACATCCCGTGAAAGGTCCGCGTCCGCATATCGAAACGCCTGTCCTGCGACACATCGATACTGTCACATCGCGGACACGGGGGAATCATGCTTACCCGCCGTCGTCGTCAGCTACGCCGCCCTCGCCGACCACGAAGTCGATGAGTATTACCGGCTCGCCGACAATCTTATCAAGTGCCGGGCTGGTCACTTTGGCGTCAACATGCTTGGCGCTGGACACGTCCAGCCAGGTGCCGATGTACGGCAGGTTAAGCTGAATGTGCAGGGGCGGGGTCCGGGCCGCGCAGCCGGACAGCATGACGAGCATGACCCCCAGACAGCCGCCGGCCGCCAGTAGTTGCGAAGCCCCGACATAGGCGCTCCGTCTCAAAATTCGCATCAAAACGTCCATCATCATGTTCTCCCTTCAGTCCAGAGGAATGCCAGCCCTGATGGCCAGCTTCATCACCAGCCGATCGG